TAAAATCAATAGAAGTGTATCATAAAAACAAATCTAAAGAATCTTATGCTACATATGGAATGCTAGGTAAAAAACAATCACAGAAGTTCTTCGAATCGATCAAGAAATCTAACAGTTGTCCAGTAATGTGTGAAGGTGTCCAATATTCTTCTGTAGGTGAAGCAGAAAAAGCTTATCCTGGTATCAATCTAAGAAAAAGATTGGACAACCCAAAATATCCACATTTCTATCGTTTGCGAAAAAGAACCAGAAGAGGTTAACTGAAGGAAGAATCTTTCTCTGTCGCAATGAAGTATGTAACACCAGTCGCAGTAAACTTTGAGATGCCCGCTTTTGAGATTGATACATCATAGTCATTAGGAAGAAGCTTAAGATTTTCATTCTTAAAGATAGCATTGAATACAAGATTGGTAGAACCTACCACGATGCTGTACTTGTCCTTCGAAGGATTCTTGCTATCATCAGCCGATAGATAGATGTTTTCACCATCACCAGAGATGATTGTTTCTGGAAGACCAAGAACACCAGCAGCCTTTTGAACCTTAGTGAGGTCTTCTTGGGTGATAGATAGATTGATTTCAGCAGCAGGGAAGTTTAGATCCTTTGCGGGTGAAGTAACGAACGTTGATGGATCAGCGTAGGTGTATACTAGCTTACGCTTGTCTGAGGCAATAGTAGCCTGTGTTTCACCGAAGTGGATTTCTGGCTGATCAAACAGCAATAGCGCACCAAGAAACTTTGATAGATCATAGATTGCAAAGTCACGGTCAAAGGTTTCTTGAACTTCTGCACTCGCCATCACAGTCTTTTGTGGTGAGATAGTGCGAATCATATTACCAGAGCGAAACAGAATGCCGTGATTGATTGACGAAAAGTTCTTGAGGACAGTAAGGGTATTTTCACTTAGCTTCATAGTATCATCCTTTTCAATGTGGTGTTTCCAAAGATCACCTTGGAAACACCGTTATAACAAACCTATAGGCAGAAGTCTAGACTTTTATCCCTTTTTGCCCAACTTTGATGGATCAGCAGTAGCAGCAGCGCCAACGGCTGCTAGATCAGCGAGTGAACCACCAAACACGTATGAACCAACATGCTGTAGCTGAATCCATGGAGCAAGCCATACCTTTAGACCAATCTTACGTGCCCACTGGCAGAACATATAGTCTTCTGATAGATAGCGATTCGAGTATTCAAAACCAAAAGCAGAATGCTTTGCATCGTCAAGGAACGCGACAACTTGTTCCTGAGTAGCCTTAGGATTCTTCTTGTAGAACTCACGAATCTCATTGCTGATATGCGCGTGCTTGTTGTCGATAAGTGCATCAAACAAGCAAGGGATTTCACGCGAACCATCAAATGCGGCTGTGCGAACGTGGTCAGGGCGATACATCAGATGTGGGTATTCGGTGGTCATCTTTTCGAGAGCCGAACGCTTGATCATCATAAAGCCAGTACCAGATTCTAGAACTTCGGCTGGTTCAGCGATCTTGATTTCGTTCTTGCCATTAGCAGGATTGAAAACGTAGTCACCAACAAACTTTTCAAGAACACTGGCATCCTGATCGGCAAAGCCCTTATCAACAGCCATCTTGATCTTTTCCCATGAGATGCACTTCTTAGGATATGGACCACAAAGGATGTCGTATTCTGATTCTTCACTCATCAGAGCAAGCATCGTCATTACGTCATTGGAGTTAAAGCCAATGTCAGAGTCGATGAACATCAAGTGTGTGCAGTCTGACCGAAGGAACTCATCTACGCAGTAGTTACGAGCGCGGGTGATAAGTGATTCGTTGAACAGATAGTAATACTTGACTTCAACACCATAATGAACGGCTAGTGCTGATAGATCGTTTGTGCTACGACAGAACATGCCTGCACATGCACCTCCATACATTGGAGTTGCAACAAATAGTTTACGCTTGCGTAGTTCTTCAATAGGTACACGGACGTCCATATTATATTTCCTTACTTTACTTCAGACATATTCATTGCGGCGCCAACAGTAGCATACGCAATCGTACTTGATGTTAGATCAGCATACATAGTTGAAGTTGCCCACTTGTTGTTGAAATCAACATTGCGCATCTTATTCGAAGCAAGACCTGATGCACTGGTATAATTTGTGACATCGAAGTTAGCGCCAAGGAAGATAACTTCCCAGTTCTTTTCTTGAAGAACCTTGACCTTATTCTTAATCTTAGCCTGAGTGTATTCCCGCGACTGGTTTTCTTCACCGTCAGTTAGAATGACAACAACAGTACGCTTTGCATTGCGTTCTAGAGCGCGATCCATTACATGAGCCGCAGCATCATAAAGAGGAGTGCCGCCAGAAGGTTGCAGAACATCATAACGAAGTGGTTCAAAGTAAGCAATACTTTGACTTTCCGTAATAGTTTCAAGTCTAGTTGTAGAACCCTGAAGAATATAGGCGGAATCAAATGCAACAATAGTTACTTCGCCTTCAATCTTTTCCTTCTGAAGTCCCTTGATGTAATCATTTAGTGAGGTGATAGCAGTAGTCCAACGTTCACCGATCATAGATCCTGAGCGGTCTAGTGCAACGAATACTGCTAGTTCATTCTTCTTACTCATCATCTTTTTCTCCATATTCTAGATCATGTACATGTAGTTGTATGATAGCGTAATGAATCACTTTCATCAAATCTTTACGCCAATCTTGTGATCCTCCTTTGTTACCATATCGTTGTGCATACTTCAACACATTGCCGATACAGAAACCTGTTCCGTGACCGCCATCAATGATGAACTCTGTAGCTTGATACTTGTTCTGGGAGTAATGCTCACCGTATGTCTTATTAATGTAATCGGTGATTTCTTGAAGTGCTTTGTCTTCGTTGTATTTATATGGTCTTTCGGGTGCCATTTTGATTTCTCGCCACTCCGCGCGATTCCATTCATCATCATAATATCTGTGTTTATTCATACATCACTTTCCATTTCATATTGCAGATAAATCACACCCGCTTCTTCAAGAATGTCTTTAGCGAGTTTTGTGGATTCTTTCCAGTGTTCAGGCAGATTCTTAGGAACTTCTGCAATAACAGTTCTGATGCCAACTTGAATGATACCTTTGCAACATTCAGAGCATACAGGTAAACCATATACGTATAGTTTGGCTCCGTCAAGAGATATTCCATTTAAACATGCATTATAGATGCAGTTCATTTCTCCGTGAACGACATACTTATACTTCGTTTCACGATCATTCAAGCGATCATCATCTTTGATACCTCTCGGAAAGCCATTGTATCCAGTTGCCAGGACATTTTGATTTTTTCCAATAGCAACAACACCAATCTGTTTAGATGGATCTTTTGACCAAGTTGAGATATTCTTAGCCGTATCCAAATGACGGCGTGTCCACTTATGCATTATACAGTTTCTTTCTTCAAACGAACTAGTTTCATTCCGTAGTTGTCTACTTTAGGTAGTGACTTCAGATCAATGTCTTTCTTCATAATCAACTGGTTCTTCTTGAATGGACCATAGTCAACGTAATGATGCCATCTACCGTAGCGAAATACCATGCGGGCCACGTCTGGATGCATGTCTACGAGCATTTGTGACTTGTTGATTGTTCCCTCTGGATTAAGCTGGCCATCTCTCCATTGAGCCTTGTCTTGTGTGCCTTCAGCATGATAAAACTCAGCAGTGTTACCACCTTTGACAGTCTGTGTTGCAGCTTTGCCTTGAAGAAAAGCATTAAACTGAATAGTGCAATCACCATCTTTCAGTACACGAAGGCAGATATCAGTATCTTCGTTGTAACGACCACGCCAGCGATGCTTGCAATCGTTTCTGATAAGCAATGTGGAATAGATACGAGTGTTTGTTACAAAGGCAGGATACTTCTGATTTGGTGCAATAAAGAAACGATATTGAAAACCAGAGATAGGAACATTCTCATATCGGTCAACAAAGTCTTCAGCAACTTTGAAGATCACACCAGATTCAACGCGAATACGACTGTTTTCATGGAGACGATAAAAGTCTGTGATGTTGTCGTCCATTACCCAGTGACTAGTTGCACCAATAGAGATAGAATGATCCCAGCACCAGTTTCTAGCGCGACCTGGTCCGTCGCCGTGATTACTGAAAGGTGCAACTAGAAGAGTGACATACTCACGGATGCCAAAGTTGTCTAGTGCTTGTTCATACAAAGCTTCATCCTGTGGTTCAATCGCAATGTAATGTGGCACTTTCATTCGTGCCAATGAACGAGAGGTCAGCATTGATTCATGCCGACCTTTACTGATGATATAGACAGGATATTTTGGATTAGTCATCAGTTTCAATCCACCTACGAAGTGCATTTGCATCACGATCTAGCTTTGGATGCCAGATGCTTTTTGTTTTTATAGTAAGATGCTGATCGATCAACTTGGCAAACTCTTCATAGTCTTCTTTGTTACGGAAGCTTACGTAAATCTGTTTATATGGTGGATTAGTATCTTGCTTGAACTCGGGCATTCCTACCCAATGTTTCTTCCACTTTACATCATCTTGCTCCAAAGTTTCGTCTTCAGGCAAGAATGCATCAAGAGTAGATACACCATAAGAGATGTTCTTTGAGTCAATCAGACTTTCGTATTCTGTAGATTCATCAACTACAGGCTTATTGTCTTCCATAATATACTCCGTCTTATGCGATAGCTAGTTTCTTATTGATTTTGTTGAACGCTTTCTGTTGCTTGAAAGCCTGTTCTTTGTGGATCAAACTAGCGCGATTGATATGAACAATGCCGTTTAGATGATCTAGTTCATGCTGAAACACACGAGCAGTTAGACCTTCAAACTTTTCTGTTCTCGTTTCGCCGTTAGGCATAGTAAAGCGAACTTTGATCACAGCTGGACGCTTGATCTTTACCGATAGCCCAGGATGACTTAAGCAGCCTTCTAACATATACACTTGATCGGCGGAAGAGTCAACGATTTTTGGGTTGAAACATGCAAGAATCTGTTCGCCATTGATGACAAATGCACGATAGGGCAGACCGACCTGATTCGCAGCAAGCCCCAAGCCTTTGTTCTCAATCATAGTCTCAGCTAGATCACGAGCCAACTGAATAGGATCAGTAGGTGGATTGCTGAAATCAAAATATTCAAGTTCTGTTTTGAGAATAAGATCGTTCTTATCTACAAGAGGTAGAATAGCCATCAGTTTACTCCTAGGATTGGCTTAAGATTTGGTCGAACATAGTTTGGTCCTTTGATGATCTTGCCATCTTCGCGATGAACAGGCTTACCATCTTCACCAAGCTTGGTCATGTTACTATTGTGTACTTCTGCTAGACAAGCATCTAGATCAATGCCAAAAGCAACACCAGCACCGTAGGTGACATATAGAATGTCAGTCAGCGCGTCTGCTACTTCTACCAAGTTCTTGTCCTTGATCGCATCCTTAAGTTCCTGAAACTCTTCGCGAATCAGTTCTACGCGAAGTTTAATAATGTCTTTTGCAGGAAACCCTGGAGTATCTGGAGCATCTTGACCAAATACTGTAGTGAACTCTTTTACTTTTTCAAAGTTAGTCATGCTATTCCTCACATTAAAATTTATATAAGTACATTGTGGTTCACGATATTACCAGTATCCAACCACTCTAGTCCTCGTACAAGGAGTCCAGCCATGAATACTTATTACGTCTATGCATATATCAGAAAATCTGATAACACACCATACTACATAGGTAAAGGGAAATCAAGAAGAATGTACGAAAAACATTCTGTTTCTATTCCCAAAGATAAATCCAAAATAGTTTTTCTAGAAACAAATCTTTCAGAGATTGGGGCATTCGCATTAGAACGTCGATATATTAGATGGTATGGCAGAAAAGATTTAGGAACAGGCATTCTTCGCAATAGAACGGACGGAGGAGAAGGATGTTCCGGAAGAATTATGAGCGAAGAACACAAAATCAAAGTCTCTATAACTGGCAAGAAAAATAAAGGCAAAAAACATTCTGCCGAAACTATAGAAAAAAGAGCAGCGAAACTAAGAGGCATTCCGCAAAGTTTAGAATTAGTAAGAAAACGAACAGGGCCCAGGATAGGCACAAAGGTGTCCGACGAAAGCAAACTAAAAAACTCGATATCAAACAAAAATAGACCTAAAGAGTTATGTCCACATTGTTTAATAATTGCGTCTAAGGGTAATATTCTTAGATGGCACTTGGATAAATGTAAACAAGCTACTCGACAACCATAACACTGAAATTTCTCTTCTTCTCAAAACGAATGATGTTAGTGAATTTGTCCATCAGTGATGCTCCCTTATGTGAAATGATGAACACATTGGTGTCAGCCGTTACGCTGCTTAGAATCTTGAAGAACTCATCTGTACCACTGGTATCCAAAGAACTATCAAAAACCTCGTCCATAATCAAAAGATTTGTGCTGGCGCTGTTACGAAGTTTTGCCACCGCTCTCCAGGTGAACAGGAGCGCAAGGTCAATACGCATCTTCTCTCCTTCAGAGAATGACGCATAAGAGAACTCATCACGAAACCGCGACTTAATCTTTTCATCAAAACTTTCATCAAGTTCAAACTGGACAAAGAAGTCCATTGCCGCAAGATACTTGTTGATTAGCTTGTTCATGACAGGAACATATTGCTTGATGATCTTGGTCTTGATACCACCATCTTTCAGCAGAACAGCAGCAGTACCCAACAAAGAACGATTTTCGGTTAGTTCTTCAATAAGTGTGTGAACGTCTTTCAGTTCTTTCTTGGCTTTGTTTAGATCAACAGCATCCGTCTCTACCTTAGTCTGAGTATTGCGGAGTTTCTCGATTTCTTTGTAAAGTTCCTGATTGTACTTCTGATACATACGGATCTTGTTATTACGATCAACAATTTCCGCGTTTAGTTGTGAAATCTGATTGCCGATCTTTACAATCTCGACCATTCTTGCATTAACTTTATCTTGCTCTTGGCTTAGTTTTGACAGAGCAACATCTAGTTCTTCTGCGCTTGCAATTTTTGTGTTTAGTGTTTCTGTTTTGAAGTTAGGATCAATGTCTTGCGCGCATGTTGGGCAATGATCATAGGTATTCAAGAACTTGATGTGTTTATTGTGATCAGTCAGTTTGAACTTCAATTCCGAATGCAAAGTTACAATCTTACCCATCCTATCCGTAACAGATTGCTCATCACCAATATTGAGTCTCAAATCGTCAATCTGTTCGGAGATTTTGTCAATCTCGGCATTTGCAGTCTCGATCAGAGTTTCATGTTCGTAAATCTTGCCGTGCTTGATGTCGATCAAGTCTTCATTGTTTTGCCGAAGTGATTCGATATGCTTCTTATTCAAATCAATCTTTTGTTCACAAAGAGCCAGTTGTGTGTTGGCATCCTTTAGTGCATCTTTGTTGTCTTGAATACGTGTCTTCAGTAGATTGTTCATCGTTGAGAAAATCTGGATATCCAGAAGGTCTTCAATGAAGTCACGTCTAGCTTGTGCTGGCAACTGCATGAAAGGAACAAAGGTAGAAGCACCGAGCGTGATGATCTGTGAGAATGACTTATGAGACAGCTTTAGGATATTCTTCTCCAGAACGTCCTGGTAGTCACCAGACTTCGCTTCTTGATTCAATAGAGAACCATCAACAAAGATTTCAAAGACGTTTGGCTTGATGCCACGTCGAACCAGATACTCTTTCTTACCAATAGCGAACTCGATTTCAACAAGCAAGTTCTTGCCGTTGATCGCATTCAAGAGTTGTGGCTTATTGATCTTGCGAAAGGGTTTACCATAAAGAGCAAACGAAATCGCTTCGATAAAGGTGGACTTACCAGCGCCATTTTCACCGACAATCAGAGTTGATGCGGCTTCATTTAGTTTGACTTCTGTAAAGGTATTGCCCGTTGAAAGCAGATTCCTCCAACGTACTACTTTGAATAGAATCATCATTATACCTTAGTTTAGATTTATCTTAGGCGGTTCAACAAAGATATATCCCACATCTTTCAAATACTCGATTTGATCATTTGTTGCTTTGATTGCTGGATAAACTGCCGATCTTTCATAGCTATGATTGAAAGCCCATAGTTGATATATCTCTGCACCACATTTCAATGCATGGAAGCAAAACTCACCCAAACTTTTTTTTGAAAGATTGATGCGTTTGCCGTCATGCTCATGGATGTGATATGAGTTTTTATCTTTATGCATATTACCTCAATCGATGCTCATGGCTTCATCATACAAGGAACGTATCAGATTGTCAAGAGATTTCTTGTCCACATCCAGTTCAAGATTGTCTGTGTATTTCCGCAGAATAGTCAATGTGTCTTCTGCTTCATCCACAATATCTTCATCGGTTTCAAGGTTGAGATTCAAGTTATCATCAACAACCTGGATGTTTGCTGGGCTAGATTTCTCCATCGTATCAATGAACATATCAAACCAATAGGGATTGTTCTTGTTCTTGACGATCACTTTTACGTATGTGTTTCTATATGGGCTATAGTCAATGTCTGTAAAGTCTGTCAGTTTTGCATTCGAATCATCATAGACAAACTTGTAGAACATGCGGAATGGATTCTCCACAAAGGTCGCTGTGCGCGTTTCTGTATCAAAGATATGGAAACCCTTAGGATCGTTATAATCGCTCCAAGTCATCTCATATGGGCAACCAAAGTATGTTATATTGCCTTTAGTTGAGCGGTGATGAAAGTGACCAGAGCCAACAAAGTCAAACTTCTGAAAGACGCTGGAATCCATACCTTCATGACCAGTATCACCTTTGTACATGGAGAAACCACCAAGTTCTAGGTGACCAAATGCAACCTGTGCATCAGTCGATTTAATCAGATCCATTGTTTGCTTCTGATTGTTTTCGCAGATCCAAGGAAGCAGCAGCGTCTTCATGCTGCCTAGTTCAATCTCCGCGGGTTTGGAGATGACTTTGATGTTGTCATAGTCTGATAGCAGAAGGTCTAGAGCATTCATCTCCAGAGTGTTCTTGTAGGGGATTACATGGTTTCCAACTAGCGTAATCAGAGACATATTATTATCACGGATCTTATCAAACCAGTATGAACGAGCGCGTGACAATGTATAGAAACTAATGTACTTCCGACGGTCTAATGTATCACCAGTGTCTAGAATAAGATTGATGTCGTGTTCCTTGAGGTATGGAAAGAAGAACTCAGAATAGAACTTCTCCATCATGTCATGGAACACAACACTGTCACCGCGTACACCAAAATGCTGATCGGTAATAATAGCAAACTTCATGTATTACTTTCCATCATCTAGATATGTCGATAGCGCATGTTCATGACCAACAAACCAAGCTGCTTTCAACCAAGCCCTAAGTTTGTTGTAGTCTTTTTGATCTAGCATCGAAAAATCATCATTCAATCTATCTTCACGAATAGAGAAGCATTCAGCTTCATTTAACCAATGTTCAAATGTCATACACTCACTTCCACATATTGATGATTGTACCTATAGCAAACATTACACTACCCGCAAGATAAAACCAGTTTGCCATCTTATACAATCTTTCGTTTCTTTGGCTTTGCCAACTCTTCTTGTGCTTGTTTCTTGTCATAGAACTTTACCGCATCATCGCAGTAGTCTCTGATATTCATCAAGGTGCGCTTGTAGTTGTCACGAATATAAACATTGTTCGTTGGATCAAACAGGTTCTTCACAACGGCTTCTACGCCTGCGGGAATGTTATTTTTGTCTGTCTTCATCTTAGTCACTTTCTATGAACTTGTCAATACCTTTTTTCACCTTTGGCTTTTTCTCTGCGGTCTCAGCTTTACGTTCTGCTATTTTCTTTTCATAATCAGACACAAAGCTGGTCATGTTATCAGTGTTGTTCATTTCTGTAGAGTTAGGATTATCCGAATCTCCATACTCTGTAGCAGCACCGACTAACACCGCATTCTCAAAGGCCTTATACTTAATGTACGTTTGCTTCTTCTCTTTCTGAATACGAAGGACGTAGGCATTATATATGATACGAGTAAAGTATGCGAAGGGATTGTTCGACTTGTCTGGATTGAAGTTGTGCATGTAGCTGATGCAGTTTTCAATGCCATCTGAAATCATTTCTTCTTTATAAGAATAGTTGACAAAGTTACCCTTGGTGGCTAGCTTAGTTGCGATCTTGAAGATACACACACCAATATACTCAGGGATTCTTGGTGCTGGTAACCCTGCTTCTAGCGCATCTTGCTTTTTCTTACGATAATCAATCAGTGCATGGTAGAATGATTTGTTGTCAACATAATGCCTGCTGGTATCTTTAGGTCGTGCCATAATATATTCCTTTTTCTCTTGACTTTTTCCACAGCTTGTATATAATAAGCAATGTGCTTTAATGAATACTAGAACTTAGTGGTATTAGAGATTGATCATCATCTTCAGATTGATATCTCATTGATACATTCTTCTCATAGAATGTAACTACTTCTTGCTCTAGATTAGATACGAATATAACATGTTTCTTATCTAAAGTAAAGAGAATATTGACATCATCGAAAGGATTCAATGAGGTAAGATAAGCTTGAAACTTACCAGTGTCTTCGTCGTAATAGCGATTCGCGACCATTGGATACTCAACAACATATCCAGTTTCAGTCTCAGTATCGAACCTAGACATTACCAACTCTCCTGTTACCAACTTTAATAGAATGTGTGTTGGAACAGGTTCTTTAGATGTCGATGTCATAAATCTTGAAAGCAAACTCTTCTTCTTCATAAATCTTCTTTCTCTCTTTGAGATGTTGCATAGTATAGTTCTGTTTGGACTTCCATGAAAGGTCATCTGCTATATCAAAAAGAGTAACAGAATCTTTTATGTTTGACTTTCTTAACCCTCGACCAATAGACTGAAGTGTTTTGATCTTGGACTTGCCTGGTGATGCAAAGATGATATTGTGAATGTTCTTGATGTTAACACCAGTAGAGAAGGTACCAGTTGATGCCACGATGATTGCATCTGTCTGTGTCTCTACCAGTTTACGTATTTCTTCGCGAACGTCACCGTCAACACCGCCATAGATGAAATGTATAGGTCTATCGCCAGCAGCATCATTGATTGCTTTATACAAGTCTTTGCCGTGCTTCTCCACGTATTGAAAAAGAAGTAGAGTATTACCTTTTAGAGATAGAGCAAGGTTCTTAACAAACTTGTTACGTGCTTGATTGCCAACAATGAAATCCATTTCCTGTTTGTAGTCATTGTCTTTGTTGACTTTACGAACTTCTTCTGCGTACTTTAAGACAAGTATCTTAATCTTCAGTTCGGCCAAATGCTTCTGTTCTATTAGATCAGCCGTTGATGCAACACGCTTTGCTGTACCAAATAGCCCTTCTAGTACCAGCTTATTCGTTTCAATGCCGTCTAGTGTACCAGTGAAACCAAACCGATGTTTGCAGTTGACAAGATTGTCCATGATTGCAGTAAGAGATTTAGCTTTGAAAAGATGACATTCATCACCCATTACCACATCATACTGTGAGAACCAAGACTTTGGTTGCTTATAGATTGACTGCCATGTTGAAATAGTAAACATAGCATTAGTCTTCTTATCAGCACCAGCAGTGATCTTGTGTACTAGTTCATCATAGCCATAAGACTTAAAATCATCTGCTAACTGATGAACCAAAGAAATAGTTGGTACAATGATTAGAGTTTTTTTAGCGTAATACTGTGCGATCATATAAATGATCAATGACTTACCAGAAGCGGTAGGAGACAGTAGGAGCGATCTTGTCTTACGTACTGCATGTGCCAGTGCAGCTAACTGGTAATCGCGTGGTGCGAACGGGAGGTTTAAGGATTGAGCAAAATCTTCAGCTTCCCTTAGTGAAAATGGTGTTTCGTTAAACTCATCACTAAACTGGACATCATATCCACGATTACGAGCGAATGCTAGAACGTTTTGAAACAATCCTGCATAGACCGTCTTTGTCATCACATTGAACAAACGAATCTTGCCGTCCCATAGTCTTTGTCTGACTAGAGGATGAAACTTGGCATTTGGTACCATGAACGTAAAGTATTCTGACAACTCCATAGCTAGACCGCTTTCACAGTCTACTCTGATGTGTACCTCGTTTACCTTTGTGATGTATAATGTGTCTGTCATTAGTTTCCGTTTTTAAATCTCTGCCACTCAATATAGTTGCGAACTATGAACCCACGCTCTGTGACGTTCTTGATGATCGACTCAAGCAATGCGGTCTTTTCTTTTTGATATGAAATCTTAAGTGTTAAGTTGATAATGTCTTGATCTGAATCGATATGCATCGGAATATCAGACTTAAGAATGGCGCGAGGATTTGGTTTCCATCCACGTTCTTCCAGTGTTTCTCGGTCTAGTGTACCCATGAAGTATTCAAACTTCAGGTGATACAACTGCTTATAATCTGCTTCTAACTTCCGAAGCTGTAGTCGTTCGTTTGAGAATACCTTGTAGTATTTATGATGTAGTTTTGGGATATTTACTGCAACCTGATCAATCGCAGTGGTATCAATCTCTGAGTCTTCTGCCCAGAGGTCATAGATTTCTTCAAGCTTCATTTCACTTCCTTATTACAAATGGCTTAGGTATCAGTCGTAAACACACTTTATGACTTAGGTATCAGTCATTATAGTCTGGTGTATGTGTACTCGCGATATGAAAACTCTGCTGTAGCCGTAACGTAGTTTACATCAGTTTCAGTGGAATCAAATCTGAAACCCGACAGTGAAATGGGGTTGACATCACTAAATGTGATCTTAAGATTTGGATTCATTGTACCATTCAATACAATCAAGTCCGCGTCTACAAGAACACCGAAACCGTTTGGCTGTGCATTCAATGCTGCATACTGATTGAAACTCTCTGGAGTACCAATACCAGTCATCCAGTCATAGATTTCAAAGTAGTTGTACATGTCTTCATCGATCTTGAATGTCAACGAGAATGTATCAAACGTCAATGGAGTACCTGGCAACTGTATCTTACCGAAAGGTGTCTGTTGATTTCTGCTAGTGCTTAGACTGATGCGAGGAAAATCAAAGCTTTGGGCAAAGTAGTCAACATTTGGATTCTTGGTGAGATTAAACTTATAACCAAGCGGGCTGAGAAAGTCGATTGATACAGGTTGAGTTGGATTTGTCATAAAACATCTTTCTTTTTGTATGGACCTCGTTTGATTCCAGTTCGCGCTAATCCGCTTTTTCTTCCTGCTTCCTTCATCAATTCTTTTGGTCTAGATTTTTGTGCGATAGACTGTTTTTCTTTCCAAACATCACCCCTATTTCTTGCATTTTCCCTAAACGCGCATAGAGTAGCTTCCGAATACACTCCAGTTTTTCCTTTATTCCAGGGCTCTTTATCAAGTAGGATTTTAGATTTATTATCTTTCCATTCCTGAGTACGCTCGTATTTGCCCATTTTTGCGCTATTAGATTTAGGCTTCCTCATCTTCTGCCTGGTCTCTTCGGTGTGTTGCCATCCTGATATTCTGCCGCCGCTTATATTCTCTACGATCAGATTGGCCCATTCTTTAGATTCTACTATATTATTATCTTCGGAAAACTTGATTGCAAAATCTCTAGCTTCTTCCTCGTCATAAAACGAGAACAACTCTAACGTTTCTTGTTTAGAATTGTGTTTTTTTAGATGATCTTTCCAGTAGATTCCAGAACCCGTATATGATATGGGATCGGATCCCATTGTTTTACCGAAATATCTCAGTTCGCAGTGTGTGCATTTTTTCACATAAAGATGTATTGCCATGCTGTTACCTATCTGTTTTTACTTCACTATTTATATCAGATTCACCGTCAAATGTCTAGAGATTTATGCTTGACATTTTATGCGAATCGTGTAATATGATGATATAGACAGTGAAAGGAAAGATTATGAAAAAGGGCGAAATGCTAGGCAAAGTTCTCGTTCTAGCGACCAACGCACACAATGGCCAGTTTGATCGTGGTGGCACACCTTATATTCTGCATCCATTGAAGGTGATGCATTACCTGGAGACCACTGATGAAGAACTACAGTGCATTGCTTTGCTTCATGATGTCATTGAAGATACCAAGACAACCTGGAATGATCTGAAAGAGATTGGTTGCACTCAGCGAATCATCGATGCTGTAAAAGCTTTGACTAAGATGCCTGGTCAATCTTATGAAGAATATAAGGAAGCTGTGTTTAATAACGAAGATGCTATGCGAGTGAAGCTTGCTGATCTTCGCCACAACACCGACATTCGCAGGCTCAAGGGCATCAGCGAAAAGGACATTGCTCGTATGGCAAAGTACAATCAGTTCTATCTAGAGATTCAATACCATATTTCTGATTGACATTTATCGCGAATCTGTTATGATGAAAATATAGACAGTGAGAAAGGTTGATTCGTTATGTTTTATACTTTTAATCAAAACAACTCTGGTGGCCACTTTATGCACATTTCATCGCTCGGTATTGGTTTTGCCGTAGTCGTTGAAGCAGATTCGGCTGATGAAGCAAATATGCTTGCTGAGGACATCGGTATCTATTTCAAGGGCTGCGATGATGAACGCGATTGCTCCTGCTGTGGTGATCGTTGGTCGCGTGTTTGGGGTGATAGTGACGGCACTGAAACTCCTACCATGTATGGTAAGGGTGATCCTGTCAGGGGTGGTTGGGGCATTCCTAGCTATATTCACTACAAGAATGGCACTGTTGCTGATGTTGGAGATAAACGGTGAAAGTTACTATTGGTAAACCTGTTGAACCTGTTGAGGTTAATGTCAAGACTGTTTGTGTTCACGTTAAGGTTAGTGATGAAGGCTTTTATCAGTATCTTGATGATACGGGTGAAGTCGTTAAGGAACACGAAGGTTATCTTCCTTCGTTCTTTCCCGGAGACTACCATTGGGGCGATTATCTGATCTTGGATATTGATCTTGATACAGGTAAGATCATCAATTGGGACCCAGAACGGGTTCGCTCAGGTTTCGCGCGTGCTTTGGGTGTTGAAGAATGAAGCCACTCATTCACGCTAAAGTTTCGGTAAAACGTCATGGTGGTTGTGTAGAAGATTATCTGCCCATTCACAACTTTATCGACTCATCAAAGATTTCTATGCCAGATGTACGCCACCGTGCTATTCTGCATAGTTCATTTGGATGTTATCTCGCTGAACAGATGTTCGGTACATACATCACCAATGCTCAAGGCAAAGATGTGTCTGTACGCGACATTGCAGAAGAACACATTCAAGAAGACTTGGGCTTCATTCCCACTATTGAAAACTGGTTAGAAGAGATTCCACTAAAGCCTTGGATGTCTGGTGGAGCAAAGAAGCGTCGTGAAGAAAGGCTAGTTGACTGATGACTTATAGTAATCAAGAAATCTATGGAATGTTTCAAGAGGGAGAGTGCGCAATCATCGAACAAGGTAGTTGGATCGATGTCATCGAACAAGGTAGTTGGATCGATGGCGGTAAGCGTTCTTATCGCACTTCAGTTGTGAAGATTTATGCTAAGTTCTATGAGATTAAAGAATGTCGGTGGGGATCTTATTACACTGATTATGATTATGAAGATCCAGAAATCTATGAAGTTACTCCCAAAGAAGTTGTGATTACCAAAACTGTTTATGAAAGGATTAAGTGATGAGTGCTTTTGATAATATTACCAAGAAGATTGCTGAAAAGAATGCCGAAATCGATGCGCTTAAGAAGGCGTACATGAAGGAACTTCAGTCGTCATTCAATGAAATCATCAAGTTGTTCTTTGAGGAATGCCCCAAGGTTCAGGCTGTTGTTTGGTCGCAGTACACTCCATACTTCAACGATGGTGATGAATGCGTATTCCGTATCAATGAGCCGCATTTTATTGTTGATGGTTTTGATGTAGATGATCTGAAGGATCCTTATGAATACGAAGATGATGATGTATGCAAGACTTTGCAGTATAGCAGTTATCAGACTCTTGAAGAAATCCTGATTCGTTATAAAAATGAACTTGCTAAGCCAAGTGTAAGCGATTGGGTTAAAGGATACTATCCAACGTATATTGCTCAACTTGAAAAACAGATTGAAGATTTTCCTGGCTATAGTGATAAGATTTCTGCGTTTGTTAACTTGCTGAAGGATAACGAAGAAATGCTGAAGGAAGTCTATGGCGACCACGTTGCTGTTTATCTGACTCCTGAAAAGGTTATCGTTGAGGAATATAGTCACGATTAAGGGTTGACATTTTTAGCGAATCGTATATAGTGGGAATATAGAGAGCGAACGAGTGGTCTTTCGCAGATTGGCAGTCGCCTAAGTGGACTTCGCTCTCATATTTTTTTGGAGATTCGCTATGAAAGTTTTTGGTGCTGCTCTGTTCATTTTCGGCGGCCTTCTGATTGCTGGTTCTGCCAGTGCTGATGATTACTGGGAAGCATGTCGCCACGCTGTAGATTGTGTTGCAGGTGATCCTCCCACTGGTCTAGTACAAATCGCTGAGATGACTTTTGGATTGATCTTTGCTATCGTTGGATGTCGTTTTCTGATGCTTGGCTTTGATCAAGACTAATAAATATATCTATTAGAGGAGGTCATGATGTTGGTTAAGCAGTATTCTCTACCTACTTTTAAACAAGGATATCGTGCTATCTCCAATACACGAAGCGAACTTATGAAACGATATCGTGCTGGTCAGAAGTTGGATGTCGAAGAGAAAGACTGGCTGGACTGGTCTGATATCGCGCTGGATCAAACTAACTAAGCTTTATGCGCTGGTATGCCGCCTGACTTCTAATCAGGAGAAAGCTAACTGGACACATGGGGGTTCGAATCCCTCCCAGCGCACCAGATTCTATATTCAATATTTCTTAGGGCTTTGATTATGATTGAAGGGTTGAACTTATGTATTCGAAGCACCGAAACTATCAATAAAGGCATGGGCGGAAGAGATATGCCTTTGTATTATCTTAAAAAGTGTAAGACTGCACTTGAAGTTGCGACAGTCGCATTAGAAGAAGCATATGCTTCTGATGATGCAACAGAAATGCGACATATCATTTCTAATGCTCTGGAAGCTTTAAAGTGAAGCCAGCCGCTCATAACGGCTAGAAGGCGGGGCAGTACCGTCACGGAGTACCAAAAAAGAAAGTTTGTAAGGACCCTTAGCTTAGTAGGCTAAAGCATTCGACTTTTAATCGAAAGATCCTGGGTTCGAGTCCCAGAGGGTCCACCAAACTAAGTGAAGGTAATTTATGATCAAGATCATACTTGTTGTGATGTTAATTTCGGTTGCAATAGCTATCATCAACGGTATATGTGATAAGGATGATAATACTGCTGGTTGGAGTTAGCAACAAGGATACTGGTGAAAATCCAGGCGGGTCCACCAATTTAATGTGCGATTAACTCAGCGGTAGAGTGCTGTCCTGACTCGACAGATGCCGGAAGTTCGATCCTTCCATCGCGCACCAATATTATTGTGAAACTCTAAATGCAGAACTTACACCCAAGGTAAACTTGTGTTCGCTATAGCCAATGTCAAACTGTAGATTCTGTTTCTTAGGTGGAACCCATGAAACATAGATGCCAGTTTTGACCTTTGTGTCATAGTAGACAGAAGGCATGATTGTAAGTGTATCTGTTGGTGTAAAGTTGTATTCAGTCACATATGTCTGTGAATGTTTAGCAATCTGAACATCTGTACCAAAGTAAAAGTATTTGTTAAAAATATACTTTGATGGCACTTCAATGAAAACACCATTGTTATTATCGTATCCTAGCTTGGCTGATAAGTCAAACTTGTGATTATAAATGATAGCATACTTTGCACCAAAGCTGGTGTTATCTTTGGATACTTCTAAGTCCTTTGCAATAGACATTCTAAACTCATAACCATCAGTACCTATTTCAGCCTGAAAAGTTTTAAGTGGAATGATGTCAGCATCGATACCTACGCCTGGTCTATCAGCATTGATCTGTTGATCTTCCGCGAGTGCTGGAGCAGAGAACAGAAGTGCTAGTGCTACTATTACTGCTTTTGTTCTACGTAGCCACATCCTGCTTTGTCCTCATGGAGTGATGTTAGTTCGACATGCATTGCTTTGATTTCAGCAAACTCGGCCAAGATCGTTTCGTGATCTTGCTGGCTTCTAGCTTCTGTCTTTCTGGCTTGAACTTCTTGACCTACCATGATTACACTAAGTAGAACTAGTTGAAGAAATGTCTGTGCGATCCATGAGATTGTAGCTGCAAGCCCAGCGTGAATAGCGTCTGGTAGACTGATTAGAGCCAACAAAGCAAACGCATAAGCACACCACATGGTGCCTACTGTATCTGTAAGGGTCACTGCAACCATGTCGTTGAACTTAGTGATGTTATCTTTGATAGACATGATTATACTCCCTTTTTATTATTATTTATGATTTAGAGAGTTTTTAATCTTTACGTCCGTGTAGCCCAAAGGCAGGAGGCACGACACTTAAAATGTTGACAGTGTGGGTTCGAATCCCACCACGGACACCATTAAACAATAAGTAGAGCGCAATGCTCTTTTGATTCCCGGTCGTCTAATGAGTAGGACCACGCCCTTTGAAGGCGTTAATGTTGGGGCGGGGCCAACCCGGGAATCCATTATTATAAATAAATGTGCTGGTAGTCACGGTATCCCCATACCCACTACCTCTAACGCTTACAAGGAGCATCAGCATGTCTATTTATCACACCCACCATATCGTCCCTCGCCATATGGGAGGCACAGACGATCCTTCAAATCTTGTCAGATTGACGATTGAAGAACACGCGGAAGCGCATAAAAAGTTGTATGTGGAATACGGCAAGGAAGAGGATAGGATTGCTTGGTTAGCACTATCTGGTCAAATGACTATGGCAGAAGCTTCTAAAAATGCCATTAAACTAGGATCTATAAAAGGTATTGCTACACAAAAAAGATTAAAATCTGAACGAGGTGAGTGGTACAAAAATAATGCTGAAACGATATCAAAATCACTAAAGATTTATATCAGTGAAAATGGAAGTTGGTGGACAGGTAAAACTCACAGTGAAAGTACCAAGAAAAAAATAGGCAAAAAGAATGCTGTTTCACAATCAGGTTGTAAGAACTCACAACATGGTACAATGTGGATAACCAATCGTACAAAAAATATGAAGATTAAAAAAACAGACATTATTCCATCTGGATGGATTAAAGGTAGAACGATGTGCGGGGAGTAGTTTTGCTACTCCCCCTTTTTTTATTTACGGATTGTCCAAGCGTCTGTAGCTAACTTGGGATCTTCTAGATATCTTGCTGGAATCCAGAAGTGGCCATCGTCGCCCCAGTCTGTTCCCCAAGAGTTGCGTACTTCATAGTATGGTTCTACTTTACCATCTGCACCATGCGCACTAGGATCAAAGTTATTATCATAACCAATGACTGTGACAGCATGACCACCTAAGCATTGTGTCCAGTATTCTGGCATTGCAATAACACCAGATTGTGCAACTTCTGGCGTTTCAAAGTCTTGATAGATTTGAATGCCAATAATGAATGGGAATCCATCAGATAGACATTGACGATATTCGATACCACTACCATCTGCTAGAGATGAGTAAGCAGAAATCTTGTTCTCCAATGCTTCTTGAACTTCGATTGCAGGAGGAGCAACAGCGAACTTTGAGATATCGTATGGCCAATCTTTTTCTAGACCAACACCCTGTAGATTTAGAACCTTGATTGCATCGCGAAGAAATGCACCAGAGTCATGCTCGACTGTGCCTTCTAGAACTCGCTCTTGATAATAAAGTGCTAGTCTTGAATATGGACCACCATCATGAACAAAGGTAAAGGCTGCTGTGGCTGCTTGTGCAGAACAAGAACCTAGTTCGCCTTGATCGTATGGCTTTTCTTTAAACTTGCTTCTAAGACTGACTTTATCTGGTAAAGGTGCAGCTTTAGGAGCATGAATCGCACTAAACTTCCAGTCTCTAGGATCATATGGGTCTTTAATGTAACCATATTTTCTGGTAGGCATGTGCTTTCCTTTTCTTATGACATCGCTTCCTGTGCGATGATGTGAACACCAACGTTTGCTGCGTTAGATCCCGTTGTAATAGCAACAGTCAACTGGTCAGTTAGGTTACCAGCAACAGTGTTATAGAGTGGGAAGAAATATGATAGATCGATTTCTTGTAGACCAGAACCACCAGCAGGAGCAGTGAATGCGAACACAACTTCACCACCTGTCATTGCTGTAGCCGAAACGTCTCTCATTGCAAACGAGTAGTTTGACCCAAGACCGATAGAGTTTACAGTAGCACCATTAGCGAATGTAATACCATTTGCCTGTGTGATTGTACCAGCAGTTGTGTTTGATGTTGTGGTGTTTGCTAGTGTGTAGAACTGCGCACCCGTCAATAGAATAGGGCTTGAAGTTGTTGACGTAATCAACTCAACAATACACTGAGCATCGGCTGATAGATACATCTTCTTTGGTAGTAGCTGACCACGATTGATTAGACCAATCTGGAAAGGAGTACCAGTCATGGATGCAGTATTTGCAATAGGTGCACCAGTGATAATATTGCCATATGTAATGACTGTTGAGTTACTTGAAGTGATACGTCCAGTTAACCCTGTGTTACTTGTTCCTTGTGCAGGGAAGTAAATGTGACGACCAGTAAGTGTATTATTAGTATACGTATTGACCTGAGCGCCAGTCTGTGTTACTGTAGCAGGAGCAGATAGTGTATATGCTGTTGTGTTCACAAAAGATGTTACTGTAGTAGCAGGAATGCCCGTTAAGTTTGATGTAACAGTTTGCCCAACATAAACGTTTGCTGTACTACCAGAAGTGATAACAACAATATTATTACCAGAAGTATAGTTACCAATCAATGATGATGTTTGAACACCATCAAATGAGGTATTTGCTGTTGTAAAATAAAGTGTTGAGTTTGTGCTTGTTGAGTTGATGGCATTGTATGTTCCGTTGCCGCTCATTTCAATAGTTGCCATAGGGCGACTGGCCATAGTAAGAACAGGATAACGAGCAGTAGATCCAGAAACCGTTCTCTTAGGTGCAGTGTTTGACATACCATACGGATAAGTAAATCCGCGTTGGTCATCTTGACCACCTTCAATAACAACAGAAACACCATAGTGGAACATATCATTCTGTGAAGCAGTTACGCCAAGATTGCGCTGTTCATAACGAACTGGAAGGTTACCAGTACGTGACCATGGGCTTTCTTGTGCTGGAATAACAATGTTTCCAGTTTGTGGATTTGTCGTATTGATCGGACCTTTATTGCCGAAACCGATGTAATGCAGAACAACCCATTCACCATTGATGACTACACCCCAGCGTACCATACCAGCCCCGTACCAAGTATATTCTTGCCAGACCATCTGAATGCGCGACCAATCAAGAGAGTTGATTGTAGCCTGATCACCATTCCATGCTGGAAGAGGAACGCGATAGTCTGTTGGAACACCTGAGTTGGTGCCGTGATTTACTACACCTGCTTGATTGACATCTGATCTGACAACACAAAACATACCAAATGGATTGGCTTGTGTTGTGAACTGATAGCTGGTACCAGTTGTCGTTGAAGTTGTTGGTGAACTGATAGCAACTGCGGTACTATTGATGATATTTTGCACAACTGTTGTATATGGAATGTTTAATGTTCCATTAGTATCTTTAACAGTAACACTTGGATTGATGTTTGGTCCAGTTACTGGCATACCAATGTACATAGTAGCAGTGCTTGACAAACCAGTAATAAGATTTGAGTTTGCTGTACTGTTACCGGTAAATGCCGTAATAGAGTTTGCATACACAGGATCACCTTGTTCCAGGAATACACCATTGCCATCATCGAAGAAACCTACGCGCTGACGCTGATTTGTTTGTGCTGTACCAAAGTTCAAAGCAGTTGACATGATCATAGTCTTGCCTGGCTGATAACGGTGATATGGGCGTGTCTGGCGAATAGTTACATCACCACTTGCTGTACCAAGGCGCATACGAACACCACCAGAGCCTGGTAGTTGCTGAATAGAAGAGTTGCTAGATGGACTAATAACATAGTTTTCCCAGCGCATTGGCTGCGCGCCATATTCAAAGTCTGCTTCGTAAATATTCTGGTGACGCGAAGTGCGAACGCGCCCTAGATTGTCCATCGAACCAAAAGTTGGTTTAGATGAGATACCTACTGGCTGAATTACAGAATTGTTTGCTGGTGTTTTAAATGTCATGAAAATCTCCTAATACACGCATAAGTCATTTGATACTGTATTTATATCAACAGATCATTAGACATAAAGAAAGGGGGGGGAACCTTTCGATTCCCCCCGAAGGTTTGTAATATATTTTATGTTATAGATTACTTATGTAGATTCGACTTTTGATTTTCTAATCTGTTTGTATCCTGGTGTATTGCCACGTTGCTTTCTGCCTTCAGCGTATGCAAGTTTCAAAGATTCAGATTTCTTTCTCTTGGTTTCTTCTGATTGCTTTTTGCCTTTTTGTGCATTGCTCATATTAACAAGCATCTCTGGTGTTTTGATGTATGATCGAGAACGTTTAGTTTCTTTGATTTTATCTTTTACTTCCTGTGGTCTAGGTCCGTTTGATTTGCCTGTTTTGGCTTCTGATATCTTTTGACCTACTGTTTTTGATATTTCTTCATTGTTAGACCAATGTGTATTGTTTTTATTGTTTAGGTTATAATACTTTTTGCCAAGTTCATCATTGGAAATAAGACTAAGCCATTTATACTCCTCATTGAACATTTCTTGTTTTGTTTCGATATTTGTTTTCAATATTTTTCTTCTGAAGTCTTGTGGTCTTATTCTATATGCCTGTTTCATCCATCTAGATGAACAAACATACGTATCATTTTCTGTTCCCCAATGACATCCCACATAATATCTTTTGTGTTTACGGTCATACCAAATGTAAACGAAACCATATTTC